TGAGTTAAAAAATCTCGCTAAATCGTTTGCAAAGTTATATCTCAAGCAAGAAGAAGTTTTATCTGAACTCAAATGGCCCAACCCAGCACAAGACAAGAACTGATTGATTACTGCAAAAGAAAACTGGGATATCCAGTTTTGGAAATCAACGTTGCTGATGAGCAAATAGAAGATCTTGTTGATGATGCGGTTCAATATTTTCAAGAACGTCATTTTGATGGTGTCTATCAGACATACATGAAGTATCGAATAACTCAAGATGATATTGATAGGGGAAGAGCTAGAGGAGGAAATACAGGTTCTGTTGGAATTACTACAACAACCGTAACAGAAACAGTCGGGCTTACAACATCATTTAATTTTGAAGAAAACGGAAATTATTTACCAGTTCCACCATCAGTAATTGGTGTTAATAAAATTTATAAATTTGATGGCACTAATAGCATTACTCACAATATGTTCAGTGTCAAATATCAGTTATTCTTAAATGATATTTACTATTGGGGCACCACTGAACTTTTAACCTATGCTATGGTTAAAACTTATCTGGAAGATATTGATTTCTTATTAACGACTGAGAAGCAAATTAGATTTAATAAGAGACAAGATAGACTGTATATTGATATTGATTGGGGAAGTGCTGCTGTCGGAAACTACATTATTATCGATTGCTTTAGGACATTAGATCCTAATGATTATTCTAGAGTTTGGAATGATTCTTTCTTAAAACCATATTTGACTGCATTGATTAAGCGTCAGTGGGGGCAAAACATGATGAAATTTACGGGAGTCAAATTGCCTGGTGGTGTGGAACTGAATGGAAGGCAGATGTATGAAGATGCTCAAAGAGAAATAGATCTCATTATGGAAAGAATGTCCAATACTTATGAATTACCACCGTTAGACATGATCGGATAATATGCTTAATCCATTTTTTCTTCAAGGATCTAAAACCGAACAATCGTTAATTCAAGATTTAATTAACGAACAACTTCGTATGTATGGAGTTGAAATATATTATATCCCTAGAAGTTATATTACTAAAAAAAGTGTTATAAGAGAAGTCATCGAATCAAAATTCACCCAGGCACTGCCAATCGAAGCTTATGTTAATACTTATGATGGATATGAGGGGCAAGGAACAATACTTTCCAAATTTGGTATTCAACCTTTAACAGATTTAACTGTAACAATTTCAAGAGAACGATTTGAAAATTATATTACACCATTAATAAAAGATAGACCAAATGTTGAATTATCTACGAGACCAAAAGAGGGTGATTTAATTTGGTTTCCCCTTGGAGATAGATTGTTTGAAATTAAATTTGTAGAACATGAGCAACCTTTCTATCAATTACAAAAAACTTATGTTTATGAGTTGAAATGTGAACTCTTCAGGTATGAAGATGAAGAACTCAATACTGATGTTGATGAAATTGATGATAATATCCTTAACGATGGATATACACAAACTCTAAATTTAGTTGGAGTTGGAACTACAGCAACTGCGATTACCGGAATACTTAATGGTGCTGTACGTTTAATTACTGTAACAAATAGAGGACGTGGATATATTTCTCTACCTCAAGTTGCAATTTCTTCTGCACCATCTGGTGGATTAACAGCAGTTGGAGTCGCAACATTTATTGATACTATTGTGGATTGTAATGGAACAACATCTAATAAGATTCAAGGAGTTGAACTTATAAATCCTGGATATGGATATACTGTTGCTCCTGGGATTGTATTTGTTGGTGGAGGTGGATCTGGGGCAGCTGCAACGGCATCAATTGGTAATGGAGTTGTTGGAGTAATTACAGTAACAAATGGTGGTGGGGGTTATGCAACTCCGCCAATCGTTACTATTCCTGCTGCTCCAGCTGGAGGCATTAGTGCTACTGCAAGAGCATACATTAATACTGTTGGTGTTGTAACTTCAATTAGAATTATAAATGCCGGTGCTGGATATACTGTTGCACCTACTATTACTATTGCAACACCAGCATCATCTGGTGTTGGCACTTATATTCATGGAGAAACTGTTACAGGAAGTATCAGTGGAACGACTGCATTAGTCAAATCTTGGAATGCTCCTACAGGTGAACTTAATGTTTATAAGATAAATGGAAACTTTATTAATGGTGACGTTATAACTGGAGCTGGATCATCTGCTGCATATAAACTGAGAATATATTTTACTGATGATAATGTCGATAGATATGCTCAAAATGATGTAATTGAGTCTGAAGCGGATCAAATCGTAGACTTTTCTGAGACAAATCCATTTGGAACACCATAATTAAATATTTTTATTTGTTAAATAGATTATATAAGCAATTGCTAACATGTTTGAATATTTTTATCACGAAATATTGAGGAGTACAATTGTAGCGTTTGGTACTATATTCAATGATATTTCAATCAAACACACAAATGATTCTGATAATGTAACGAGTGTAATTAAAGTTCCATTAGCTTATGGACCCACTCAGAAATTTTTAGCAAGACTAGAACAAGTTCCCGATCTTAACAAACCAGTTCAAATTTCTTTACCAAGAATGTCATTTGAATTTACTGGTTTAACTTATGATCCTTCTAGAAAAGTTACAACGACTCAGACATTTCTTTCTGGTTTAGCTTCGGATACAACTAAACCAAGAAAAACTTATATGCCAGTTCCATATAATATGAGTTTTGAGTTAGCAATCTATACAAAATTAAATGATGATATGCTTCAAATTGTGGAGCAAATTTTGCCATATTTTCAACCAGCATATACATTATCGGTTGATCTAGTAAGAACGATTGGAGAAAAACGAGATATTCCAGTTGTCTTTGAAGGAATAACAATGAGAGATGAATATGAAGGTGATTTTAATACTAGGAGATCTTTATACTATACTCTTAGATTTACTGCCAAAACATACTTGTTTGGCCCAGTTGCAGATATATCCAAAGATATTATCAAAAAAGTTACTATCGGATATATTGGTGGAGATCAATCTTCAAGTCCATCAAGAGATCTTTCTTACAGTGTTGAACCTCGTGCAACTAAGAACTATACTGGTACTGTAACAACTAATCTTGCACAAGATATTGATGCATTATCAACTACTAATTTTATAGATGTTGTTGATGCATCATCTATTTCTGCAGCAACATATATTGTAATTGATAGTGAAGAAATGTATGTAGAATCAATATCTGGAAACACACTCAAAGTTACAAGAGGATCTGATAACACAGTTATTGCACCTCATGTGAACGGTTCTGCAGTTAAGAAAATTACGACTGCAGATAATGCATTGATACAACTTGGCGACGATTTTGGATTTAGTGGATCATGAAAATGACAAAGAAATTCGACAAATTAAACGAGACTTTTGATATTTCTGGAGAAATAGTCGAATCAAAGTCGGAAACTGTCGAGACAAAAATCGAATCAATTTCATCTTCGGTTGAAGATATTAAAAAAGATTATGAATATACTAGAGGAAATTTGTATTCAATTATTGAAAAGGGGCAGGAAGCCATTAATGGTATTTTAGAACTTGCACAAGAAAGTGAAATGCCTAGAGCTTATGAAGTTGCTGGACAATTAATTAAAAATGTCTCAGATGCAACCGATAAATTAATGGATCTTCAGAAAAAACTAAAAGATATTGAAGAAACTAAACAAGTTCGTGGTCCTACAAATGTGACAAATGCATTGTTCGTTGGATCAACTGCAGAACTTTCCAAACTTTTAAAGGATGGATTGGGAACAGATAATAAATAGTTGAAAAAGTCCCATGGCAGTACCAGCAGTAAATATAGTAATTGAAAAGGGAGCAGACTATTTTGCAACTTTTACAATTACAAATCCAGATGGAACTCCATATAATTTAACAAATAGTAGTGCATTGTCAACTTTAAAAAAATTTCCAGATGCAACATCTGGAATTACGACATTCACATCTTCTTTAGTTGTTGCCACTGGAAAGGTAACAATATCACTTGGAAATTCTATTACAAGTGAACTTGACATGGGTCGTCATTATTACAATATTTTAATAACAAACAATACAACGAATAAAAAAACGAGAGTTATTGAGGGGATGGCTATTGTTACATAAATATTTTTAAACCTAGAGTATTCCCATGGCAGATTATTCTGTTAGTATGGATGGTTCAAATTCATTCTCCGTATCAGTAGAGAGGGCTATTGTGGCAGATAGACTTTCAGATCTTAGTGATGTTAGTGCCACAGATCTTGGCAATAAAGATCAATATGTTTTGGTTTATGATGCATCAACACAAAAATATAAACTGGTTAATCCAGATGTCGTTTTAAATTCGGCTGCTTCAACTGAAACCAATCAACCAGGACTTGTTGGTTTTGCTACAGCATTTCTTGATCGTATGGATGTCGATCTTGATAATAAGATTGATTTGGACGCTGGAACTTTCTAAAACTAAATAAAATAAGTAAAATACAAAATAACTATGGTTGCGCCAGTTATTCAATTTAAGAGAGGATTATTAGCTAATCTTCCTGGGTTGCAAGCCGGAGAACCCGGATTTACAACCGATAGTTATGATTTATATGTTGGTTTAACTTCTGATACCGCGACAAATAGATTTGTTGGTTCTCATAGATATTGGACAAAAGGAACTTCTACAACTGGTAGTGGTGTTAACCTTGTAGAAGGAACCAATAACGGTACTAGTTTTATAACTCTTGCATCTCCTGCTTCTCTTGCTGGGATTGTTACTTATTATCTGCCAGGATCTCAAGGAAGTGCTGGTTATGTTCTGTCAAATGATGGTGCGGGCAATTTAAGTTGGGCAGACCCAGCAGCAAGTGCTTCTTTTAGTGGTGTAGTAAATTTTACGGATACAACCGATAATGAACTTGGAAATGCTAACAGTGGTGCAGTTCAAATTGATGGCGGCCTCGGAGTTAATAAGAATCTAACAATCGGTCAGAATTTAAATGTACAAGGATATTCTGAGTTTGTTGGTGTCGTAACATTCCGTGGTGGAACTATTGGACTTGGAGATACCGAGGGTGATAACGTTGTAGTTGGTGGAGAATTTGCATCAGATCTTATTCCAACAACAGATGATACCTTTAATCTGGGTTCGTCTTCAAAACAGTGGAAAGACCTGTATTTAAATGGAACTGCAGATATTGATGCTTTAACTGTTTCTGGTGTTTCTACATTTGCTAATAGTGTTGTTGTAGGTGGTGCATCAACTGCTCTTTTAGTTACTGGTAATACTAGAATTGTTGGAATTTTAACTGTAGGATCTGCATCAGTTACTTTTTCTGGTGTAAATAATAGAATTGCTGGTGTTACAACATTCACAGATCCAGCTATTTTTGAATCCTCAATTGATGTAGATGGACATACCGAGTTAGATGATGTTAATATTTCTGGTATTGTTACTGCTGGAACAGGAAATATTACTGGTAATCTGACCGTTGGTGGAAATCTGTTTGTTAATGGATCTACAACTCAAGTTAATACTCAATCGTTAACTGTTGAAGATGCTCTTATTGAAGTTGGCCTTGTAAATGGTTCTGCACCATCTACTGATCTTGATATTGATCTCGGTCTACTTTTAAATTATTATGATGGTTCTGCTAAAAAAGCCGCAGTTTTCTGGGATGATAGCGCAGCAAGAATTGTTATTGCTTCTGCTGTATCAGAATCTTCTGGCGTTTTAACTCCATCCGGATATGCTGGTCTAGAAATTGGATCTTTGTTTGTTAATGACTGTGCTGGTCAATCGCAGGTAATTTCTTGCTCAGGATCAACAAGAAATCTGATTAACATAACTATTGATTGTGGAACTTTTTGAGATTAATTAATGGCAACTGAAAATGATTTGAAGTATCTTTTGAATACTTACCAAAAAAAGGCAATGGATTTATTTACACAACTCGTTGTTGCAGAAACAAAACTTGAACAAGCAC